AAGGTTTGCTGCTAATGTAATTTTTGTAAGCAGTAAAAGTGTTAATGCTTGTGTCATGTTTATACTCATCAGGCATAGCTCGTGTAAAGGATACAGGAGCAGGACAATCAGGAAATAGATTGTTTGCATAGTCTAGTGTATATTCACAACTATGCACTTTATTGTATCGATGTGTATACTCTGCACATAATGCAAGACCATGTGCTATCAACCAACGGAAGTTAGTCTGTGCCCATATTGTACAAGGGTGATTACGAAATGCACCCTTAGCAGTAGCATAAAAACCACCGCTTTTCTTTGGTAACAAACCAAAGTTGTGACCCCAGTCTTGACATGCAACAATAGAAAGCATTTGACATGATTCTAATGGCATCTTGACTACGTGTTTATCAGGTAATACTTGTGCTGATATAACAGGGTCGGGGTCAGTCACAAAGATGTTCATGTGTTTGGTTCGAGTGCTATAAAGTATTTGATACCCTCTCCTTGAAAGAGAGCAACGTTAGACTTACTTATTGTAACATTATAATCAGCAAGAAGCAACTTAAGATTCTCAACTTTGAAACAAAAACAAAACTCATTCTCACTCTCACCAACTTCAACAGAGTAACTATTAGAAGTATCATTCTTCTTATCAGTCACACGAAGATTCATAGTCTGTCCATCACCAACTAAACATAAATCAGGTAACTGATATACACTAGCAGCACGTTGCAACTGCTGTAGAGTACTAGCATTCAATCTGAATCTAACATCCTCAGATGGTAGATTGATTTCCTTCTCTGGAGGTTGAGTGATGATATCTGGATCAGCATAGAAGAATCTAGTTTTAGATCTACCTGCTGTATCACTTACAGTAACATAGTTATCTGCCTTAGTATCAATCTTTGGTTTATCAAAGAGAGATAGACCACCAAGGAATACACCAAGATCATATATTGACATTTGAGAATCAAATGATTCTTCAACATCAGCATAAGCAAGAATATTCTTGTTAATACTAAGTGTGCTTAATCTATTACCTGGATTAATAACGAGGGATTTATTGATAGAACAAAAGTTCTTCAATACTTCAATTGTAGGTTTAGATAATACGGTCATTTGTCATAATCAACGGTGAATGCAGTTGGGTTTCCTGCGTTTGCACGATCAGCAGTTTGTCGCTTATCGTTAAAATGTAATAGAAGTAATCCGTAATGGATAATCTTTATGATGTCCTTACGTGCTGATCCTTTTCTATCATATCGTGATGCATATTTTAGCACATTACTTCTGCAAAATGCTTCTGCGTCACCAACTGAATCAATTAAGTCCAGTGTCTGAACATTGTTTGACGAGTAATGACCCTTGTAAGTGCTACTGATGTAATCATCAATCTCTTTTAAGAGTTCTTTTTCGTTATACTTGTGCATGGAATCTTCTTTTACTGTGTAATAATCAACCTCATAATCTAACCCATCTAGGGAGTCTAAATCATTATGCATCATACTTCCAAGTCAGGTAATTTTTTTTCAACCCAGTGATCTGAGTTGTCTATACCTGCTGCCTTTACATACCTCATAATATGTTCATCAATCTGATGATAAATTGGATGTAAATCTAAATCCATATTAATATCATGTGCAATCTGAGTCACTTGGGACTCAGTAAAGCAATGATCTGGATGTAATAAATCGCAGCATGGTACACGTTTTTCGATCAATTCATTTAGATTGATACGAATTTCATAGTCTCTATATACAGGGCTCATCTTCCTCCTGGTTTTCTCCTGCATCAACCTTGGTATATAGATCCAAGAATGATTGTTTAGTATCCTCGTCAAAACGATTCACACAGTTAGTAATGGCAGTCAAACGATCACCAAAGATCTTATATGCCTGAACGATATGAACCAATCTACGAGTTGTGATTACTTCATCCACTCCTCCATCGAAGAATGTTTTACGTATCACTCCTGCCCATTTTACCAGATTTTCAGCAAATTGCAAGTCCGATCCAACATTAGATAGAATTTTAGTTTCTATTGATGCTGAAGGATAGTCCTGTTCAAAGGTTACTGGGAATCTTTCAAGAAAGGCTTCGTTGAGCACGTTAGTTCCAACGAATCTTCCGTCGTCTGAACCTTTACCTTTAGTATTTGCGGTGGCAACAACTGTAAACCCTGCTGTTGGTTGGACGTATCTTCCAGTCTTTTTAAGGAAAACTCCTTTACCTTCAAGGATGGACTGGAGGCAGAGAATCTTGTTTGAGGCAAGGTCGATTTCGTCAAGGAGCAAGACAGCCCCTCTGTTGAGAGCTTCAACAACTGGTCCGTTGTGCCAAACGGTTGCACCGTCAACAAGACGGAACCCGCCAATGAGATCATCTTCATCTGTTTCTATTGTAATGTTTACTCTTATAAGTTCACGTCCCAACTGAGCACATGTTTGTTCTACACCTAATGTCTTACCATTACCAGAAAGACCAGTAATGAAGACAGGATAAAAAAGTCTAGAATTAATAATTTTCTTAAGAGACGAGGAATTCCCGAAGGGTACATAGTTAGGATCTTTTTCTGGAACGAATTTAACAGTTGTAGATTCTGTTGCTGGTGCTCTATAAACTTTCTCTAACTTCTGTGCAAGGGTAAGGTTCCATTTACCACGACCTGCTTTAGAAAACTGAGGTAACTTACTCATTCTCTTATGAACACTTTGAATCTGTACACCAATACTATCAGCAAAATTTCTGATTTGGTCAGTTGTAATATCTCCTCCGTACTTCTTGAGATAGGAAATTAGATCATCATCTGTAAATTTTGCTTGAAATGGCATAAGACTCTTTGTTTTTGATATACTAATTATAGCATACTGGCTTCAAATTGAAAGCCTGTTGTGCCACTTTATTAGATGTCACATGGAGCATCCCACACACGAGTCAATTGTCTTACGTCAGTAACACCAAACATAGATTTACATTTGTTCTCAGCATCTTCTCTAAGATTTGAAGGACACATAAATTCAACCTTCTGCAATCTATTAGAAGGTAATAATATTTGTGCTTTCCAATAAGTAGGTTTCATAATTTAGGATTATCAAACAATACCGTATCTATATATCGCTGTGCAAATTCTTTATCAAATAGTCTTTCTAAAATTCCACGAGTCTTATCATTCTTTCTTTGCTGATTGCAATAATATATCTGGTCATCATATCTTAGCATAGTATTTGTCCAATTAGTATCCATTTCACATTTCTCAATCTCAGTAAGATATATTTTAAGATAATTCATAACAACACAATAGAAATTTGCTATGTCGATATCCTCACTTAAACGTGTAAACTTACAATATGGTGAAAAGATCTCATCACCCCACAAAGGAAGTGGTCTCTTCTCTTTAAAGGTAAAGTTATTACTAACTTCTCTTATCTCATCCCAATTATCATAACCCCTTACAGGAGAAATGTCAACTATAGCAGCAGTAACTGATTTCTCAGTAGCAACAATATCACATCCAAATATAGGTAGATTGTAATTAGGATCAGGAAAGAATACTGAATGTAAGATCTTTAACTTATCAAGTTCTGCCAATTCTAAATGTACCTTCCTAAGTTTAGGAGTTTTATACATCGTATTTTTAATAACTAGATCTTCTTTCTTAACCTCTCCCATAGGGCACTTTAATAGTTCTACATCAGGTAGATCTTGCATAACATAGGAAAGTGATATTGCTATGTCTTGTACTATATCATTCTGCATAACTAAAAAAGAACTCCTTGATTAATTTTTCAGATTCATCTTTACCAAATTGATTAGAAAGATATCCTGAGATAGGATCCAATCTTATCATATAAGAATCAAAGTCTTTATAGACTGTTGTATCTTCTTCAGTTGGTTGTGCTTTATCTATCATCTCCTTATAGAGTGACAGATAGTATTTGAATGTTGGTAAGAATGTATCAACTCCATCCATCTCACAATACCTTACAAAGATATTATCAGAGAAGTGATTACCCTTCTCAAAGAAACGATAGGTCTCTGTTGTCTGAGGTA